TTATTTGCGCGGAATTCTGGGCTTTATTGTCAATTCAAAGTTAGGCTCATTCAGATGACCGCGCTTATTTTTCGTTAATTTCTTGTATTCTATAGATTCTATGAGTAATTTCAACAATCTGTTGCGTTCCGGAATAGATAAATCCCAATAACAGGAAAGCAGATCTTCACAAGCCGGCAGGAACTGTTCTATATTGGCTTCTCTTTGGCGTTCCTTGTCAAGTTCGAGTTTCAGCTGGGCAACGTTTGATTCAGCTTCAGAGATTCGGTTTTGTAAACTGTCAGATCGCTCAAGAAAGACTTCTGTCGAGTAGACACCTTGTTCAAGCAGATCATACATGGTTCCCTTTTGCCGTAGAAGTTGATCGAGTGTCTGTTGAGCTGATTCCAAAAGAACTTCTTTTTCCGGAATAAGACTCTTGGTTGGCATATGACCACTCAGACGATATCCTTCAACCCAGTCAGAAAGCGCGTTATAAACTTCTCGCTCAACAAGATCCAAAGGGCTGCCAATGGTAGGACAATCATATGTACTGCACAACATCAGAGCATAAGGAACACGACTTGCAGTTCCGGAAGGCGGCCGGCGAATCATTTTCTTTTTGCACTCACTACAGATAATGATTCCTGCAAGTGGATTTTTGACAATGTTAGAACCGGCAGGCTTCGGGGATCCACAGCCAAGATAACTTTGAGCTTCTGCAAATACATCGTGATCGATCAAGCGCGGATGCCGGCCGGAAACAATGGTATAGTCATTGGTTCTCGGACGTGTGGTTGTGAGAACGCCATTTTCAATTGTTCTGACCACTTTTCGCTCACCGATCTTAACGCATTGATCGTACACAACATTAGAGAGGATTCCACGGACGGTGCTCTCACTCCAAAGTTTGGAATTACGCGGCTTTGTACCGTAACTGTTTAAAGTACGAGTAATCGACCGGATACCGACACGTTCCGGACCGGTAAACATAGAAAAGATAAGCCGCACAACAGGAGCCTCGTTTTCATCAAAAGCAAGAGTCCATCCTTTCTCTTTTTCAAGTTTCACTCTCCGGAAACCGTATGGTGCGGAGTTGTATGGCCACTTTCCTTCAGAGATAGCGGCATAACGTCCATTCTGCATCCTGCGCTTAATCGTCTTATATTCACGACGACTCATAAATAATCCAAACTCAAAATACTCTTCATCGAATTCATTAGCCGGATCATAGGTTTTGGAAGGAGTGATGATTAGTGTGTTGGAATACTGGAAAGCTCTCTGTACAACTCCCTGATCGATCGTATCACCACGAGCAAGACGTTCTACTTCCATAACAAGCACACCGTCCCAAAGGTTCTGTTCTACTTCGTGGAGTAACTGTTGCATAACAGGACGCGCAGCTATAGTTTCTCCGGACACAACTTCTCGGTAAATATTGCTGATAATAAGGTTGTTTTTCTTAGCAAGAGAGAGAAGTGCACGTTCGTGTCTGGCAAGAGTTTCCCCTTCACCATGCTGCTCGGCTTCAAGATCCTTTCTTGATTTCCTCAAATAAATACAATACGACATGATATCACCTCCGTATATATTATGTAAAAAAGTACAAAAATAACAGTCATACATAGAACGTAAGTTCTGATTGTGCGACTGCACCGAAGATGATACAATATTCTTTGGTAAGACAGTATCTCTTCGGAGTTACTAAAGCACATTGGAGTGTGCTTCCCCAGTTGACCGTTCCTGTTGGCGCAGGAGCGGTTTTTTATTTTAGTTGTTATGACTATTTCCTTCATGAAGAAAATTTAATGTATCGCATATCGTTTTTAAATCATCATCTGAAAGATCGTCAAATTTGTCTAGCTGTTCTTGAATAGATTTAATTAGCTTATCACGAGAGGTTTCGGCCTTCTGATCATGCTTTTGAAAAAACAGGGCAGTGATCGTACTTGTAAGAGATCCAATCAAACCGATTCCGACAATCATCAAAACAGTTGCTATGATTCTTCCGGGAATAGTTGATGGTGAGATATCTCCGTATCCAACAGTTGTCGCTGTGACAAAGCTCCACCAAAATCCGTCTGCAAAGCTCATACATTCCGCGTAATGAATAGAAACTCCACCAATCAGGATACAGATCAGCGTTGCTCCGACCATATATTTGAAACCATTCAGATCAAAGAAGAACTTCACACGCTTGTAAAGTCTTGCAAATCGTGCAGATGCTTTTGCGAGTTTTAGGAGTTTTAGCATTTTGAAAATTTTGAAAACCCTAAACACTTTAAACAGAGAATTAAATGGAATAATAGCGATCAGATCCAGCACATTATTCCGGAAGAACTCTTTTTTATTTTTGGCAATCAGAAATCGTAAAGCATAGTCTGCAATGAATATCACATTAATTGCAAAGTCAATATTACGTTGAACAGCAGAGCAACCAGTTGTCATGTCGCAGATTGCAAAATAGACGGCTATGATTGCAAGACCACTGAAAATAAAATCATACAGCAGTAAAAAACGGTCTTTTTGTTTCATTTAGAAAACCTTTCATTCTTTCTATCAAGGATGACAATGACCACAAGGTGAATAACCTTGATTGATCAAATCATCTTTAGTTCCTTCATATGCCCAGTAATTTTCTGGAGAAATTTTATCTACATCCCTACAATTTGGAAGATGAAATTTTTTAGTAGAGGTATTCACAACATAAGAAGAAGCTTGAGGTTCTTGTGTTTGCTGGACAACAGCTGGTTGATTGGATTCTTCGGCAGCAGCTTCCTCAGCAGCTTGTTGAGCTTCGAGCTCTGCCTGCCTTGCAGCTTCTGCTTCAGCTTGTGCTTGAGCTTCAGCGGCGGCAATAGCAGCCTTGTCTTCAACATTGAAAGTCAGCGAATTACTTTCAATGCCATCACATGAAACAGTGATTATATAAGAACCAGCTTCACTTGCTGAAAATGTAAGGTTTCCGTTATCATCAGAAGCAAAGATGCATTCGGATCCATTTAAAGTCAGGTTATCGATATTGGCATCAGATGGCGTAACAGTAAGTGTTACGGGAACTTCTGTATTGATATCATAAATCTGATCGGTATCAGCTGAAATGCTCAAACTTTCAAGAGCTGCAACTACTGGTTTTGTGTCCTCAACTTTTTCTACATTCTTTTCCGTATTCTTATCACCGGAATCGGTGCATGATGAAATAGCTCCGATCACAAGGAAGAAAAGAACGACAGCTGTAAGGCATCCACATCCCATCTTCTTTTTGGATGGCTTATCATTTATATCCGGAGAGGTACCTGAAAATGTAGATGAACCGAAATTACTTTCGAATGAAAGTCGTTTTTTAATCTCTTTTGAATAGGTGATTGACATTGCAAGTGTGATACCGCCGAAAATCAAACAAATTACTGTTGCCAAAGCACTTCCACCGGCGAAACCGATTAGCGCAACGAAAAACAGAAAAGCGGACAGTATCGCAGAGATTATTTTATAGCGCTTCAAAGAATCCGTTGTTAATTTATCAAGCGACGCGCTTGAACCATCGGCAACATTATTCTGAAAAGAAAGGTCTTCCGTAAGGACTGGATCTAAGTTGTCTGTAGAAATCCTTTTATGACTGGATGGTTTTTTACTACCAGATCCACCACCGGAAGAAGTAGTGTAGTATGCGCCGGTACCTGGAATGCCGACAGATGTTGTTTTCTTTCCAGAAGAGCTATATGTTTTGTGAACACCTTTTCCACCAAACGTTACACTTGTACTTTTCTTGTTCAAGTTTACTTTTACTCCAGGAGCAACCTTGAAACTTTTTCTAAATCTTAATCCCATAAATTTACCCTCATTTGTGTGCCTGCCAATCAGGAACACCACAATCCTGATCAGAACCTGCTCTATAAATATTTGAGCAGGCTTTCCTAATAATAGCAATCCCTAAAGTTCCTAAGTGAAAAAGAACAGATGTTCGATAAAACATTGATTTCTATATACAAATGTTGTATGATGAAATCAAGGAATTTCGAAGAGCGTTCTTGCTGGGAACGGAGGGATAACATAATGAACAATGTATCTAAACAACTTATCATAGGAATGGTGAAGAAAATTGACGATTCAGATGAAAAATTTCTTCGCCAGCTCTACACCATCTTAAAAAGACATTTAGAAAGAAGGAAGCATTAGCTTCCTTTTTTTATGTTCTCCCGCAACTTGGCACTGAAATCACGGATTACTTCCTTTGATTTAGGAGACAATTCATGATATGTGTGCATGATTTCCTTAATCAACTTATATAAATCATTATCACTGTCTTCCAGCAATTCAGATACATAAGCAGCTTCTTCATCTTCTTCAGGAAGCTCCAAGAACATATCACCAGCTCCAGATCGGAGCCATTCCTCATTAACATTGAATGTTTTGCATATAAGAGCTATTGCGGAATCACTTGGAATGCTACGTCCCATTTCATAAGTGGCTACAGTATTACGTTTAACTTTTATTGATTCTGCGAACTCTTGTTGTGTCAGCTTTAGAACTTTTCGAAGTTCTTTAATACGTTCGTTCATTTTGCACCTCCCTTCGCTATGAACATATTATAACACACAGTGCTTGAATGCACAATAGAAAATGTTGAAATAATCAACAAAACAATACTTGACAAAAGTTTTATGTCGACATATAATTGTTTTAGAATCAACACGAAAGAGGTGAACAATGTGAGTGAAGAACAGAAAAGATTAATCGAAGAAACTGTAGAGAACCTAAAGCATTTAGACAAAGAAAGCCTCCTGGTAGTAAAGGGAAGCGTAGAAGTGCTCAAGGCAAGAGATGCAATGGAGAAAGATGGTCCAGAGAAGAAAGTGGGGTGAGAAGAGATGAATATCTACGAGGAAATCTCATTGTTTGCCAAAAGGCAAAGGGATGAAATCGATAAAGAAAAGAAAAAAAGACGAAAGCAGGTATACATTGATCCGGATTCAATCATAGGAAAGGAAATTATGTATCAAACAGCGCTGCTTCATGAAATTCTACATGAGATTAGAGGAGGCAGAACCTCCCCTAAAGAAATTAATCATTCTCAAATGCAAAAACGGAAGAATCAAAAAACTCTTTGAGTCGCTGGAATTCGATATCTGTCCATTGATGTGAATGATTATCACGATAGTTGTTTAGTAATTCTTGCATATATGCGTCGAAAAGATGGAAAATGTCTTCTGCTTCTTCACGTTCTAAAACGTTGATACAAGAATAGTAGAGAGATTCTGCAGAAGCAAATTTAGATGCGGCAACATTTAAATTTGCAACAGCTACAGAATTATCGATCTTTTCATCAAAGACATAATCATGTGAGTATTGAGCAAACAACATGGCGCGGCGCATTAGAGATTTGAAATTCTCTATAAGGACTAAATCGTCGTTATTCATAATAAAACTCCTTTCTTTTGTACTCAGCTCTAGCGAGAGCCTGCAAGGAAAGTATAGGAGAAGAAATAGAAAATAGCAAGAGAGGTGAGAAGCGTTGCCTGAGTTTAATGATGTAGTCATGAATGATGGGAAACTGTTGGAAGGAGAAAAAATAGGCGAACTTGTCAAATACATTATAAATAAGTTCGCCAAAGAAAATTTAACAAGAAATGAAGCAATTGAAATACTGGATAGAACAAAGGAGTGTACAGGAGATGCTGCTGTAATAAGAGAAGTAGATTAGAGATTTTCTTTGCAATCAGTGTTAAAAAATTGCTGTGAACTAAGAATGCAAAACAGATTTGATAGGATCAGGAAGAAATGAAAAAATACATAGCTGTCATATTAATGAGTTCTGTTTTATTGACAGGATGCAGCTCCAAAATAACAGAAGGTGAGATTTACAAGAAAGACTATCAGCCAGAAGAAACAATTATGATAATGACTCCGATGATTCATACAAATGGAAAGTCATCTTATACGACTTATATTCCGATGTTTTATCACTATCCGGACAGATGGTGCATTTGGATTAAAGCAACAGAAAAGAATGATGAGGGGGAATATGATACAGCGGAATATTACACCACAGAAGAAGTGTACGAAGAGTGTGATATTGGAGATATGTTTTCTTATGAGGAAGATAGAGATTATAAAGAAGAGCCAGTAGAGAAAAAAGAATAAATAGCAACAAGTACAAACTGTAACACATAAACTTTTCTAGGAGGTGATGCAGGTGATCGTAGAGATCAAAAAGACAGAAAGCGGATGCACATATAAATTCGATGATTCAGCTTATCTGGGGAAAAGCGAAAAAGAGCATGAAAAAGTGATCAATGATGTATCAACTATCATAAACGAGCATCTGAGATCGGGAAAAGATAAAACCGCTTAGGCGGTGGAAAGGAGGACAAGCGTGCAACAGAGAGAATTTGCTTTATACAAAAGAAGGTTACTGAGTCTGATCCCAGGAAAATTGCAGGACATTCCGAACAGGGAAGTGAAGATCAAGTTTTTCCGTTCCAGCCTGATTGAGCAGATTGAAAAGGAAAAGGACTGGCAGTTCACCGGGGAACAGGCAGCAGAGCTGATCCGGATGGCAATTTATCCAGATCTGAGATCGGAGGAAGAACGGATGCGGTACGAAGATTTCCTCATGAATAGATTGGACAGAGTTATGTCAGAGAATGAGAAATGAGCCAGAAAAGAGGAAGAAGGGAGAAAGACCACATATGGATTATCAGGTGGACGAAAACACAGGAACTGGGCTGCTGCTCTGGGACATGGGAAGAAGCGGACGAGTACGCCAGGAAGAAGAACAAAGGAGATTACATCATATTAGAATGAGCCTTTGGAGAACAAGGTTTATCACAGGCGTTGGAATGCTTGTTGGAATCTTCTATGCTTCCGGAGCAGCAATTACATATTCCATATCAGTCAAAGCACCGGAGTCAACGCTGGAGCGTGTTCTGATCGGACTGGCTGTATCAGCAAGCTTCTATGCGCTGAATTCGATCGCAAGGACGCTGGAAAAACAGATAAAAAAATAACACTTCCGGAGGTAACGGAAGTGTTGAATGCAAGACTTTTGTCTCGCAGATATTAAAGACAATATTATCTTAACATCTGTGAGGCAGAAAGTCAAGAAAAACGGGGATTCTGCCCCATTTTAATACTCGATTAAGATATTAAAGATAGAGGTATACGATGGCTACGAAGAGAGTAACACACACCTTCCGGAAGGGAGACATCCTGGAGGTAAAGGAATACCATGATGGCAGGTATGGAGCAAGAGGACTGCCAAGAGAAAAGAAGAGAAAGCCGACACCGGAGCAGATGGCAGTGGTGAATGCTATGAATAAAGCAGAGACAGCCAGACACAGATTGTTGGAGTACTTTGGCAAGGGAGACTACTTCCTGACATTGACGTACAAGGTAGAAGAGAGACCTCCGGACATGGCGAAAGCAAAGAAGGATTTCACGAATCTGATAAGTAAGCTAAGAACAAGATACAAGAAAGAACAGATCGAATTGCGCTGGATCCGGAACATTGAGAAAGGGACCAAGGGAGCATGGCACGTTCACATGGTCATCACCGGATGCCGGGATACAATCCGCTGGGTAGAGGAATGTTGGCCACATGGTGGAATCTATGCAGAACAACTGGAGAAAAGCAAATACTACGAAGAGGATTTCTCACAGCTCGCATCCTACATTACCAAAAACGAGAAGGTGGGAGAAAAGAGGGAGGATGGAAAGAGGGACAAGCCAAGACTCAGCGAATCCAGTTACAGCACTTCGCGGAACATGCCGCTGAAACCACCAAAGAAGAAAAAACTGGCAAGATGGCCAAAAGAGATCAAACAAAAGAACGGCTATTACATTGCCAAGAGCTATGAAGGAATCAATCCGGCCACTGGGTTCAAGTACCGGAGATACACATTGATCCGGTTGAACAGGAGGATTTGAAGACATGAAGACAGTGAAAGTCTACATAGAGACAACCGTCACAGGACCATTTGTCCGGGATGGGAAATATGGTGCAGCTTTAGTGTTTACTAAGCAAAACGGAGAAGTGAAGGACTTGTTTGTACAGGGTGAAGAAACAGAGACAACACATAACCGCAGCGTACTATTAGCCATGATTCGGGCATTCCAGAGATTCACAGAGCCATGCCATATCATATTCTACACAAGGAATACATTTATCCGTGACATGGTTCAGGCAGACAATCCGGAAAAGTGGAGACGGGCAGAGTGGAGAAAGTCGGATGGAAAAGACATACAGAACAAGGAACTATGGCAGTTGTTCCTGGAAGAGAGTGAAGAACACGAGATAGAGATCGTATACGAAAACAACAGTGAGTATAAAAGGACGCTTGAAGCGTACTTACAAGGAGAAGAGGTATAAAGATGTTTGAGAAGTTTGGAGAATTTGATTCTTGCGAGGAGATCAACCGTGCAGCCAAAGCACAGTTGGAAGAGGGAGACTTAGAAGCGATCAAGACAATCGCAGAGGAGAACGGACTGGATCCGGAAGACGCAGAGGACTTTTGCACCGGTGCAATTGAAGAGCTGACGACACCGATTCTTGCGGCTATTGGAAAACTAGAACTGGAAGCGAAGGACCTGAAACTGGAAGGAGCACTGAAGGACTGGACAGATTGCATCAAACAATCTTGCATGGAAAATGAAGAGATGGCTCTTGCAGTCAGAAGGAAAGGAAAATCTCTGAAAGATTGCATGGCAATAATCTTGAAGAAAGCGTTCGGGGAAAAGACACAGTTAGATGACAGAATCACCAAGGCAGCAGGCTTGAGACCACCACTGTATATTAGCATTCCAGGAAAGGCACAGATCAAAGAGATCGTGAGAGAGTACTATCTAGGTGAGAAAAAATGATCGTATACAAGGGATTTAATGAGAAACTGCAGGCAACCCACGGAAAGGGAACATTCCAGTATGAACAGGGAAAGACCTACACGGAAGAGAAAAGTAAGACAAGATCCACGGGATTCCATGCGGCAGAATACATCCTGGATTGTCTGAACTGGTACACGCTTGACGGAAAGAACCGTTTCTTCCGGTGCGAGGCAGGCGGAAGCATAGACGAAGAAGAGGGCTGTTCAATGGTCGTATCCACGGAGCTGACACTGAAAGAAGAGCTGAATCTGACAGAAATCGCATTCGCAGCAATGAGATACATTATTGAGCATCCAAAAAGAGATTGGCGCGTGATCACTAGCGGAGTGTGTGTACAGGAAGATGATGCGGAGGCGATCGGAACAGATAAGATTGCAATTGCGAGAGGCAAAAACCCGGTCGTAGCAGGAAATCGTGGAACCGTAATCGGACTGATCCTTGAAAATGCTGACGGAGAGATTATCGCAGCAAGCATCCGGAAAGTGGATGATGTGCAGACGAAAGACTCCCAGTATTACACGCTGACACCGGACAGGAGATGGGTGGAGGTGCATGTATGAGACGGAAAGAAATTGAACGGCTGAAACCGCTGAAAACCAAAGAGGAGGGACATGTAGCGACATTACAGGAACTGGGACAAGTCCTTATTCTGAATATATTTTTCGACAGAGAACTACTGACGAAATATTGCATCAACTATGAGACAGGAGAACATGAGTATTGGAGAGAAAAGGACGGATGGAGAAAAGGCTCTATCATGTCTGCATTGAATGAGAAGTGGCGAAACTGGGAGTGGAGACAGTATGAGAATTATCCAAAGCTGGAAACGAAAGATGCGAAACGCCTCAGTAAGCTGATCAAGCAGAGGTCGTGGGACAATAACGGCTGGGAGAGAATCAGAGCGTTGGAGGGAGAGTATAACAGAAAAATCAGATGGAATACAGCAGTAAACAGACATGAACGACTGATGGACGTGATGAGAAAAGTTCCGGATGCGCCAAAAGATCTGCGGAGCTGGTTCTTCAAGAGATCTGCCGGGGAAGATTATATGTTCCGTGACCGGAATACGAAAGAATATACCTGTACGAACTGTGGAGAAGCAAGTACGGCAGCAGAGATCCAGAGACAAGATGGAGGGAAAAAGATCAGGCATAACGACATGGTGTTCTGTCCAAATTGTGGGAAGCTGGTAATGGCCAAAACAAGAACAGACCATATTGTGAAGAAAACGGAGAGCTGCTATCTGTTAGAACCAGTAGACGAAGACACAAGTGTGCTCAGAATCATAGACGCAACTGTTGGATGGGAAAGAGACAGACATTATGTACAGCTTGAGGATGAGATCCGGATTCTGATGTACAAGGTGTGGACAAATGGGACGAGTAAGAAAGCCTATAAGATCTATTATGAGGACTATCTGGAAGGATGGACAAAGGGCAACAGGAGAAATCTAAGGGCAAGAGAAGGATATCTCTATCCGGGAGAATTTGGAAAAATACTGGCTGGAACTATCTATGAAGATGCCTCCAATGTCCTGCGATTCCTCTCAATGCAAGGGAGAAAGCTGAATTATAACAGACTGATCTGCGGTGCAGGAAGAATCAGAGGATATTCGGAGAAAATAGAATATCTGAGTAAGGGACGGTTTTGGAATCTTCTGCGAGATACCGTAGGAAATACAGAATATCCAGGATATCCGACAACGTATTTCGGTCCGTTAAACATCTATGCAGAGAGCATAGAAGAGATGTTCGGCATCAATGACCGTCAGAAGATCAACCGGATCCGGGATGAAAACGGCGGAAATGAGTACGTGCGCTGGATGCAGTATTCTGACATGACAGGAAAGAAAATTTCGAAAGAGACGGTCGAGTGGATGATAGAAAAAAGGATTCGTCCGCTGGATATGGGAGAATCTGAAAAATACATGAGTCCTCAGAAACTCATGAATTACATCAAAAGGCAGCAGAAAGAGCAGTATCCGAATCTGACAGCAGAAAAAGTACTGGAAGAATACGAAGACTATCTTAACATGTGCAAGGCATGCAACAAGAATATGGCAGATGAGATGGTCTATCGGCCAAGAGAGTTAAAACGTAGACATGACGAGGTAGTTGTGGATCAGCAACAGATACAGATTCTAAAAGAGCTGGAAAGCAATGCGGAAGGAAAAGAAGCTTATGCGCAGGAGATGCGAGAGAAGTTCCCGGAAGCGGAAGGAATTCTGAAAGAGATTAAAAGCCGATACGAATACGAGAATGAAGAATACAAGATCATTGTACCGAACACGCTGGTGGATATCGTAAAAGAAGGACGTGCGCTGCATCATTGTGCCGGCAGCAGTGAACGATACTTTGACAGAATTGAGAGTAGAGAGACCTACATCTGTTTTTTGCGAAGACAGGGAGCACCGGGAATACCATTTTACACGATCGAAGTAGAACCGGGAGGAACAATCAGACAGCACAGAAGCTACTACGACGAAGAGCCGGGAATTGAAGAAATCAGAGTCTTTCTGAAGGAATGGCAGAAAGCAATCAGGAAACGTCTGACAGAGGAAGACAGAAAACTGGCCAAGATCAGCAAGGTCAAGAGAGAAGCAAACATAGCAGAGCTGAAAGAGAAGAATAACACAAGAGTCCTACAAGGATTAGCAGAAGATTTTCTTGAAGCAGAAGAATTGGAGGCAGTTTGATGGAATTAGCACAATATCAAAATTATGAGGAATACAAAAAGGCAATGAACACCGTACTGAACAGAACGGTAGAAGATTTTGTCATGACTGGATATCTGCTGAAGCAGGGAAGAGATAGCGATATCTTAAAGGATTCAGGATATAGCAATGTCAATGAATTTGCGTGGGCGGAATACAAGCTTGAAGCCACACAGGTATCCAGATACATCAGAATCAATGACAGATTCTCGGAGGGTGGTTACTCTCCGAGACTGCAGGAGCATTACAAAGGATTTGGCTATGCGAAGCTGGCACTGATGCTGACGCTTCCGGAAAGCGTAGCAGAAGAGCTGACACCGGCATACAGCAAGTCAGAGATCCAGGCGGTCAAAGAAGAGATAGAAAGCGAAGAGAAGATCACAGATATCGAAGTCATTTTGGAAGGCGAGAAAGAAGAACAGAAAGAACTCGACAATCTGGAAAAGGCAATCCATCAGATCTGCATGGATGAACCGGAACTGTATCTAAAACTGCATGAGGCAGTCAGAACAAGCATAGGAACAGGACGGATCAAAGAGGTGTTAGCACCGGACGGGGACAAGCTATACAGTGTAAGACCACAAGGCTGCGGAAGAATTATGCTCTATCTAAACGACGAGAAGGATGAGGTCATACTGCAGGTTGTAAGACAAGGACTGAAAGAAAAGTTTGCCTGGGAGAATATTTTAAGCTATCTTGTCCTGATCACAGAAGAGGAAGACGCAAAACAGAATTGGGAGGAGCTCTACGGACAGAAGTATCCGGAAAAAGAACGGATTGCACCAGTGCAACCGAAGAAAGAGAAGAGAAAAGAGTCGAAGGTAGTAAAGGCGAAGCTGCCAAAACCCAAAAAACCGGAGAAACAGGAGACGAAGAAACCGGTAGAGCTTCCAAACGATATTCCGGGACAGACAGAGATTGAGAAAGATTTTCCGGAAATGCTTCCGGAAGCAGGGGGAACACCGGAAATACGGAGCGATTTTATCAGAGCGGGACAGCACGAAGAGGAAAATTGCACCAGTGCAATGCCGGAACCTGTGGAGATTGTGGAAAAGCCTGTGGATAATTCAGAGCAGATGGAAGAAAATGCGAGAAACACAGAAGCGGGAGCCAATTCGGAACCGGTGGATAAGTCCGAAGAAGAACAGAATCCGGCCGGCAGCAGATGGGAATACATGAAGACAATGGAATCATACAAGATGGCACTGTACATGGCAGCATCCGTGAAAGAGATGCCTCACATGATGTTGAACTCGGCAGAGTATTGGAAGAAATGGTTAGAAGCAGAGGTGGATGAAAATGGAGAGAAACTCAGTAAGAAATAAGGCGATCACATTATGAGTATCGATTATTCAGACATGGCATTTCCAAAATTAGTCAGTAAGAAAAAAAGAAAATCACATAAAAAGAGCATCCTCAAGAGTAGAAAGGGAGTCTGCTATCTCTGTTTGATACTCTATGACGATTCTTCCAAGAAGTACACAGAGGAACATCACATCATGTTCGGATCCGGACAGCGCGAACTATCTGAGGCAGATGGACTCAAGGTAGATCTGTGTCGGAATCATCACAAAGAAGGACCGGAAGCGGTCCACAATAACCGAGAAATGCGGGAACTGCTCTGCAGAATAGCACAGAAAGAATATGAGCAGACACATACGAGAGAAGAGTGGATGGCGAGATATAAGAAAAATTATCTATAGTTACCTCCGCTGAATGGCGTGGAGATAAAAGTATGTCACAATACTGCAACATGATAACAAAGACTTCCTCCCTGGATGCGGCAGGGAGGAGAAAGGAGCAGGCAAGTGCCAAAAAGACAGAGATCAACAGCTTGGAAAAGCGAGCTGGCTGAGATAAATGCAAAAGCAAGACAAGAAGGAATGAGTTATGGACAGTACGTGGGATTAATGTACTGCGAAGAAAGAGACGAGATGGAAAGAAGGAGAAGATATGACAGAAAAAGACGAGAAAGATTTGGTTGATTGGTTGGATCAGGCAGAAGCAGAAACAAAAGCAACAATTGCAGAGCATGAAAGAATCGATTCTTTTTATGACGGAGTACTTTCAACGATCCAGACAGTCCGTGAATATATCAAGAAAATGCGTAAGGTGGATGAAGCGGAAGGAGAGAAACAGATGAAAGAGATTATAACAGATAGCAAGTTTGAGTATATCGAAGAAATCGAGCCATTTTTCTGGTGGACAGGAAGCTTGAACATAAAGCAGGCAATCACACACTTGACAAAGCGGTACGATGAAGAGGAAGCGCACAATCTGTTGGATGAAAAGTTAGAATTTGTATCTGACTACATGAGAAATAATCACGGAGCTGTCGAGCAGTACGGAATTTACCTCATTCCGGAATTTATGCTTGGATATGATGACATAGAGATTGTGATTGTAGCGGCATCCGAAAACGAGCGGGCTACGGTGGTATTCTCGGATATTCCGGTAGTTAAGTGAGGTGGGAGATGAAGAATAAATATTCTAAAAAGCAGTTAGAAGAATTGTATAACTGCGAGATTTTCAAAGATACTGGTTTTGATAGCTGTACAAAGTTTTGGGTAGCGCAAGGTTTACCATTTACGGAAGATGGTGAAGATATATTATTTACATACGCTGACGGATGGGATTTAAATGAGTTGCATGAAAATATCAGAGAAGAAATCAGAAAAAAGTTGGAGGCAGTTGAATATTATGAATAGAGAAATACTTTTTAGAGGAAAACGTGTAGATAATGGTGAGTGGGTAGAGGGATATTTGTTTGACGATGGTTACCAAAAACCTGAGCACGTTTTTGTCGGTGGTTTGATTATTGACGAATACGAGGGGACGGCTTGTGATGAATGGGATATTAATGGAATTGGTTTTTGCGATGTTGAACCGAATACAGTCTGCCAGTACACAGGATTAACCGGCAAGAACGGAAAGAAAATATGGGAAGGGGATATAATTAAATACCATTTTGGAGAAGCTTATGCGCCGGTAAAATTCGGAGAATATCAGAATTGTTTTGATAGCACATCAACGTGCCATGTCGGATTTTATGTGGACTGGGACAAAAACCATAATTTTAGAAAAGACTTGGGATATTGGATCAAGTTAGTTGATGCAGAAGTTGTAGGCAACATATTTGATAATCCTGAGTTGTTAGAAGAGGAGAATGTGCATGGAGCAGATTAAGCGAGGTTGGAAAATGACAAGGCGAGAGCAAGAGGATCAAGCACAGCTTGAGTGGCTGCGGAAATGGAAAGAACGACGGAAGGAAAAAAGAGACGTGAGAAAAAAGTCACTGTTTTATAAGATTCTAAGGAAACTTGGAATTATAAAGGACTACGAGGAAGACATAAGAACAAGAATGGAGATGTGCAAAAGAGCAATAAAGGCAAATGTATGTCCTGAGGATTGCGACATTTGCGCATGGGACGTGAAAGGAGGGATTGTTACAATGGTTATATTACGACCGGTAGGAACAACAGGAAACCGTCTGAAGTATCTAAGAAAAATCAGAGGACTGACAAGAAAAGAGGCAGCAGTCAAGCTAGACATGAAGGAGGAAAGACTGCAAGATCTTGAAACAGGAAGGAAAGGGCTGACGTTAGGAGAAGCAATCAAATATGCAGATACATATAATGTGTCCATAGATTATATAGCAGGGAGAAAGAAAGTTGAATATTGAAGATGCAATCAGAATCATTAAGGGGTTGGATACATCCAACAGTGAAGAAAACATCGAAGCAAAGAAAATGGCAGTTAAAGCATTAGAGGAGCAGAGACAAAAGAAAATTGAAACATGGAACGGACAAGCATCGTGCCCACGCTGCAAATTTTGCGGGCAGGCTCTTGATTGGAGTGATGAACAGTGAAAAGAAGTACAGACACACGCTGGAGTCCAGCAGAGATCCAGCAGAACCAAAAGGAACATTATGCTGCTATGGCAGAACATCCACCGGACCGGAAGGCAAGCGAGAAGTTTCATCGGCCAGCATACCAGGCAGGCAATCTGATCGAAGCGCAGGGGCAGCAGTTGTGGCATGGAGATGTAGCAGAATACTTGGCAAGAAAGTACAAGATAGGAGATGATGCCAATGGAGAAGAGACTGGAAGAGAACAATGTGAAGAACGAGAATGACCGGAAGAAGACATATCTCAGAGCGTACCGAAAACACGGAAAGAGAATCAAACGGATTGAATCAGAGATTGAAGAAATCAGAAACATGAAGATGTATCCTTCTTCAATCAATAACGGGATGCCACATGGATCCAATCAAAGTGATTTAAGTTCTTATGCGGTGGCTCTTCAGGAAAGAGAGGACGAGCTGTATCAAGAGGGAGTAAAGCAGGTACAGACATACAAAGATATAGAATACAGAATCAATAAGCTGGAGAATCAAGACGAAAGAGATGTTATGTTCTACAAGTATATAAAAGGATTTACATGGTGGCAGATAGCACAGCTTATGGAGTACAGTGAGAGTTGGATCTACGAATTACACGGAAGAGCACTGAAAAATATTCAAATCAATTAAAGAGTGGAGTCCACTGGAGTTCTAACTGTGCTAATCTGATATTGTCGAAAGACGGACAGATACATACAAATTTCTTGAAAGAGACACTTGCAATCCTCTCGGCAGGTGTCTTTTTGTATGAAGGGATGTAACTATGACGGACAAGGAAGCAAAGAAATTTTACAATTCGACAATGTGGAAACATAAGCGGATGCAGATCCTAGAGAGAGACCACTATGAGTGCCAGGACTGTCGCAAACGATTGAGAGATGCAGTGGCAGCAGGCGACATCCTACGAGGAGAAGAGAAAAAGATAAGGAGAGCCGAAGAAGTACATCACATTGTTGAGTTGAAGGAACATCCGGAACTCGGACTGGAAGAGGATAACCTAATCAGTCTTTGTGTGCCGTGTCATAACCTTAGACACGGCAGAGCACCAAGAAGATTCAAAAGAAAGAAGAAGCTTGTGAGCAAGGAGCTGTGGTAGCCCCCGGTCAATTCTCAGCGATTTTTCCTGAGTGAAGAACGGGGATGTAGCCATGACTCTGGAGAAATTTTAAAATCTCGCGTGAAAAGGGCAAGGGGGGGGGGCAAATTTCAGGACTCACTATAAGAAGGAAAGTTTTCAGATAACTTCAAAAAAGGCTTAAAAAGAGCGAAAAAAGAAGTGAAAAATTGATAAAAATGGCATGATTTGAGTGAAAAAGGTGGTGAAAAGATTGACTCAGAGGAAGAAAACACTGACACAGACGGAGATAAAAGAATCATTAGTAAAGCAGTTGAAGTTGCGTGGAATGAACGCAGAATTCTATAAGGATTTAGTTGATGATTATGTATATTATTGGTCATTGAAAAAGAAACTGATTGCAGATATTAGAAAAAAAGGAATCCGGTATGAAACCATCAATGGGAATGGTGTCAGCGTAGAAAAAGCGAATGAATCTGTGGTCAATCTGCAGAAGACTACAGCAACCATGTTAAAGATTCTTGCGGACCTGAAACTGAAAGAACCAATTCCGGAACCGGAGCAACCGACTGATGGTTACTTGTAAGGAAATTGATAACTATCTCAAATATGCCGAAGAGCATCCGAAATGGATAAATAAAAAGAGAAAATTACTGATAGAAAACATCGTGAAGCCGACATTGAAGCGAAACGATGTTTTTTTTGACGAAAAAACATATAGGAACTGTCTACAGTACTGCAAAACAAATTACTACGAACTATTTCCATTCCAAAAGTTCATTTATGCCTTTGCATTTATGTATGTGGATGACATTCCAGTATTTTCAAAGTTCTTCATCAAGGAAGGACGTGGAAATGGCAAAGATGGTTTCATCGTGCCGCTGGTAAATTTCTTTCAGACTCCGCTCTACGGAGTGAAAAATTACCATGTTGAAATTGTGGCGAACTCAGAGAGCCAGGTTAAGGACACATTCAAGGTAGCTTATGACATGCTGCATGATAATCCAAAATTCAAGGGAAAGTTTTCGGTCACAAAGGAACTTATCACGAACCTGGCAACAGGATCGGAGATGAAATACAACACTTCGAACGCAAAGACCAAGGATGGTAAGCGAACAGGATGTCTTGTCCTGAATGAAATCCATGCCTACGAGAACTATGACCAGATCAATGTATTTGAATCCTCTTTTGGTAAAGTCAAGCATTCGAGAGAGTTCATCATTACAACAGATGGATATGTCAGAGATGGTCCACTGGATGAAATTTCGGCAATGTGCGCTGAGATTTTGGAGACAGGAGAGAATCTGCTAGGGTACTTCCCATTCATTTGCGAGATTGATGACATGAAAGAAATCGATGATCCGGAGGCATGGCACAAGGCCAATCCTTCGATGGAATACATGCCAATTCTTGCAAATCAGATCATGCATGATTATCTGGAAATGAAGAAGATTCCATCGAAGCGTGCTGAATTTATCACAAAACGAATGGACAGATCGGCACGAAAGGAAGAGGAGACGGTCACAACATGGCAAAATGTCCTGAGAGCATGTTATGAAGGTGAGACAATGGAAGAACTGGAACGAAAGATTCCGCGGATAACATTGGACACGCGAGGACAGGCAGCAGTGATCGGCATTGACTATGCGGATGTGCGAGACTTCGCATCAGCGGGCGTTCTGACCAAGACAGATGATGGAGAGTGGATATGGAGACAACACACATGGATCTGCGCAGACTCTCCGTTCATTGATTCAATCAAATTCCCGTTGCGCAATGCCGGACAAGAAGAGTTTGAGGATTTTGAAGTTGTCCAAGGTCCGGTGATTGATGTAAATATAATAGCCGATTGGTGCATGAAACAGTTCCAGGACTACGATGTGAAGAAAATAGCGATGGATACTTATCGCTACACATTATTCAAGACAGCATTTGAAGAAAGAGGTCTCACGATTGAGGACAAGAAGAACCCACATGGTATTGTTCGGCTGGTTAGAAAGATAACATCAGCAACAGGAATTATTGCTCCGTTTATTCAGTCCATGTTTTCACAGGGGATGATCAACTTCGGACCATCAGCGATCATGCGGTGGTACACGAATAACACAAGCGTGAGCGAGGATAAGTTTGGAAATAAAAATTTCGGCAAGATAGAACCGAAATTGAGAAAAAATGATGGATTTATGGCTTTCGATGTGGCTATGTTCTGCAAGGATGAGCTGGAAGTTCAGATAATCTATGTTTAACAGGAGAAGAGAAAATGTTTGATTTTTTATTCCAAGACAGGAACAAAGAAATACAGTCTTTGGCAGAAATCATTGCAGTTGACATGGAAAAGCTGAATCTTTCAAAGCTTGCCATCGAGAAAGCAATTATGATGATCGCCAAGGCAATAGCAAAGTCTGACATACTGATCCAGACGGAGAGCAAAGAAAAACGCAAGAAAGAATACAGGCTAAACGTACAGCCCAATGACAACGAATGTGGGACAGTGTTCTGGACGGAAGTGGTTAAGCAGCTGCTAACAGAACAAGAAGCTCTGATTATTCCGCTAAGTGGTAAATATTACAGAGCGACATCATGGTCACACACGAATGAAGTGATGATGAAGCGAGTTTACAAGGATGTGATGTTAAGCTGCGGAGATGAAAATCTTACAATTTTCAGCACATTTCAATCTGATGAAGTGATTCATCTAAGATATGACAATGCAAGGATTCGATTGTACTTACAGAATGTAGTAGGGCAATTTGATAAGACGATGGATTCCATTAATGCAATGATGCAGCTGTCCAGCCAACCGAGATTCAAACTGAAGCTTGGAACGAATGCATTATCATTCAGAGAAAAGCAGGCAGACGGTACAGACAAGGTAATGACAAGAGATCAGTATGTTTTAAAAATTAAAAAACTACTGACGTCAGATGACCTTGAAGTTTTAACAGAACAAGAAAATGCATCCGTGGAACAGATGCAAATAAATACAACAGTGAAAGCTGAAGAACTGGCAAAGATGGCTTTGCAGATCAATAACGAGGTAGCAAATGCTTTCGATATTCCAGAGGCTGTATTTAATGGCAATATCACAGAAAAATCAGACGCAACAAATGAATTTATCACATACGCTGTCAGTCCGATAGCAGAAGTGATAAATGATACTTTGACAGCTTATGTTGTCGGAGAGAATGATTACTGCAGAAAAAACGAGAAAGTCATGGTATGGCTTGCACGCTTTAAACATGTTGATGTTGTGGACAGTGCAGTAAATCTTGATAAACTCAGAGGAATTGGATTCCATCTCGATGAAATCAGAGAGATGGTCGGATATCCGTTACTCAATACAGAATTCAGTACAGAGCGAGCTCTGACAAAGAATTACGGAGGGGAGGGAAATAGTAATGCGGCACAAGAAACCTGA